CTAGTGGTACCGGTGAACTTCTCACATGTGCCCGCCGCTACAGTTTGAACCATGTCACCCGCGAAGATAGCCGTGTTGTATGTACCCGCAATAGGAATAAGGCGAGTAGCACCAGCATAAGGCATACCGTCGATACGGTTGATTGGCTTAAAGCCGTAGGGAGCGCTGACTGTTGGATAAGCCATTGTATATAACTCCTAAAATTTAATTTCCGCTGCCGAAAGTAACCTTCGTCTTCCTATCGTGAAATAGGGGCATACGAGGATCATTTTCGCGCATCAGGTTATTGTCCACAGAGTGAATTTGCGATTCAGCTTGGTGCTGGTAGTAATCGTTTCGCTCTCGGACAAGCTCTACTGGGGCCTTACACAACATCAAACCGCCAACGATGACATTATCCTTAAACCGTGGGTCTGCCACAGCATCAGTAAATATCTCGGGGTGATCTTCTGCACGTACAGGTTCCCAGCCTTCACGTATCTTCGAGGAAATATTAGTGGCATCAGATTGACCGTTAGTCGATATGCGAACCCAGTGGTAAGTGTATCCGTCTTCGGGGGTGGGATCAGGCAATACTGTAGGCCGGGTCCACGCTGTCTTACGGACTGTCTTTGTACGGGTTTCGAGTTCTCTATCTAATCTATTTGTAGCCATTATCCTTTCCTCATTTCTTTAGCAACCTGTTGGGCGTATACCTCTAAAGGCAGACCTAGGCGTTTAGCTAGTGATACTTGTGTTCGCGTTAAAGTTACCTTTTTAGGGGCTGTGCTCCGCGTTGCGGGTGCGACCACATTACTAGCTCGTTTCTTCGGTGCTGCTGCCTCTGTAGAGGCGTCCTCCGATTCGTTAAACTCCTCGGGGAATACTTTTCGCATACGAGTATTAATATGCTCGTAGTAAGTATCTGATTGGGGATCAACCCCGTCTTTCACTAATTTGTTATGCAGGCCAAGAGCAAACGCCGTCATTTCGTCGTCTGAGCCAAACCAAGAATTTTCTTCCGCCCATGTACTAGCGCGTTGATCTACTTGACTTTTTGGCTGTTCTCCAGCTGTTTGAGGTACTTGTACAGGAGTTTCTTCCCGCTGTAAAGGGGCCGGTTTAAAATTAGCCACCTTGTCCGCTCGTATCCTAGCCGTGGCTATGGCATCTTGAGCCTCAACAATAGCGTCTGAATCACCAGACTCGTAAGCTTCTTTGTACTGTCGCTTAGCTGCCTCTAGCTCTCTAGCTACTGTCTGTTTGGCTTGCTCTAACATTGTGCTTTGGTTTTTATCAACGGTGCCTTTAAGCTGTTGATTTTCTTCCAAAACTTTTTTAGCAAACGCCTCTAATTCTTCACGCTCCCGCAAAGCTGTCTCTTTAGCCCTACGTTCGTCATGGTATCCCTTAGTAAAGTGCTTAATACGCTGCCGCACTTTATCGGAATAATTTTCAAGTTCGTCTTCAGTAGGGTCTTCTGGAGGTGCAGATGCTTTACGCCCTCGGTCTTCTGGAGGCGTGTCGTCTATAATTTCTAGCTCAACGTCGTCTATATCTTCTGCCTCTACTTCTTTACCCTTCTTCTTAGACTCGTGAGCTTCTTTGTCTTTCTCAAAGATAAACTCTCGGTTTTCCGCATCATCTACCTCAAACTCCGTAGTATCTTCTTCTTTATCGGGGTCTGGGAATTCAAATTCTACCTGTTGTCTAGGCATGTCTTACTCCTTATGCGCGCGAGACTGCTCGCGGATCATCGACGACGGCCTCAATAGAGTCGTCATTCATTAAACGATATTCCTGCTTTCCAACTTTAAAGCGCGTACCAGTATTGGCACGGAACATCACGTAGTCACCTACCTCGCACCAAGGCCCAGTAGGAAACCTTTCTTTGTCGCTATAGGCTTCTGCACCCATATCCAACACACAGCCAACAGTAGACAGGATGTACTCTTCCCGTACCGTGGACGTAGCTTTGACGATCTTGCTTTCACCGAAAGTTTCTTCGATGTTAGGTAAGGCGATTAGCACCCTGTAGCCCACGGGCTTAGGGATAGAGGCTTCTAGCTCCTCTTCAGTCTTAATCTCCTCTTCTATCCTTTGCTTTCTCTTCTCTTCTAACGCAGTCATTGCTGGGGATACTGAAGCTTCCGCTCCCACCCCGCTAACCGTTATAGTTTCAGTCATCGTTATCGTCCATATAGTTACGCGAAAGGTCACCTACTTCTCTTAATGCAGCGTTTAGACCCCGAATTACGCCACATACCTCCCGATATTCAGCAAAGTCTTTAGCTCCGCCACTCTTCAGGAAATCTTCGCTGGAGCCTTTAAGCTCCGTTAGTTTTTCGTTCAGCACGTCAAAGACGGTTTTAGCCATTATCTTCCCTGCCCTCTATATTCTTTGAAACTGCGACGTTTGTGTTTGTTCATTGAGCCTATCTTCAAAGCCCCGTTGCCAATGCTAGTGCCTTTAACACCTTTGTTTAGCTGTAGGGCTTCTCCTGAAGTAATGCCTGACTTTTTAGCCACCTTGCGGTCCTCGTGGTTGTGTCTGCTGCGTCTTAGCTAAATCCATTATCGCTTTTGCCTCATCCAGATCGTTCTTGGCTTGGGCTTGTTCGTTCTGGGTAGCTATGCGGCTTGCCTCGATAGCAGCGGTACGTTCTGCTTTCTGTGCGTCCAACTGGAGCTTAGCGGCGTCGAGCTGTATGTCCGCCTGATCCTTAGCTGCCTTACGCTGTTGCTCGGCTTGCTTCAACTGTAGCTCCATTTGCTGCATCTGAACCACTGGGTCTTGAGCTTTCTGCTGTGCCTGTTGCTGTGCGGCCTGTTGTTGGTTGGCTTGAGTAAGCTGTTGACCTGCCTGTGCAAGAAGACGAGACAATGGAACTTCCATATCTTCTGGCATCTCTTCGTTTGGTCCGGGGAGTGGGGCGCCGAGTTTCTCTTCCATCTGCTGGCGATACATAAACCCAAGGTGCTCTGCCAAGTGAGCTTGCAAGGAAGCCATGATTTGTTGAGCCGCAGGATTTTGTCCTATAGCTTGAGCAATCATAGGGTCTTGCATGAACGCTTGGTGGGTGGCCATGTGAGCTGCATGGTCTTGATATATAAACGCTTTAATAGGCTTACCAACTAGCGCATTCATGTTCTCGCTCACCGGATCAGCAGGCTTCATGTCGTCAGTGGTTGGTACTAGCTTGTCTGCGTTCTTAATACCCAAGACCTCAATCATCTGGCGATGAAGCTGTGGGAGGTCATATATTTGTGGGGTGGCCTGTGCCATCTGCAACACGGTTTGGTACTGGACCACTCGTTGGGCCATCGTGCTGCTGTTGGGGTCGCTGACAGGAATTACTTCCACCATAGCGTAGTCGGCGCGTCGCGCACGAGGTTCACCACGGTCAGGCACGTACATATACTCTTCAGGTGCGTACTCGGCAATGATTGTACGGAGCAGTTTAAACTCCTGTTTCATTGCGTAATGTACCCTAGCCTGTACAGCGGCCATGGGCTTTAACGTACGCTCTAGTAGAGCAAGTGTTGTTCCAACCGGTGCGTTAGCACTCATGTCGGATATGTTCATGTCTGAGATAGCGCCTAAACGTCGCCCTTCTTCTGTGATCTTGTTGAGAAGTGCTAGTAACGTCTGCGAAGGTTCTTTGTACGGCAGCGGCATAATGTTGTCGCGGATGCTGCCAGACGGTACGTCTACATCACGGAACTCGCCGGGACCAATTGGTGTGTCGTCGCCCTTAACTCGTAGTCCGCGAGACTTGAGGCCACCGGGGAGATTGGATAGGGTTCCAGCGTCCACGAGTTGACGGATAAGGCTAGTGCCAGCTTTAGCATAACCACCAATAATATGAATGAGGCCGAGTCCATAGAAACCAAAACCGGGAACGTAAACATAATGAACAAAGTGCTGACGCTTAAGCATCAACGGGTCTTCTATTAACCAGTTGCGACGGATCGCAAGTATTTCTCCAGTGCCACGCTCAATAGTAACAACGTACGGTTTAGCAATCTGGAAGTCGTCGTCTTCCCCTTCAGTATCCACATCGTCAATAATTAAATCGGCATGGACTTCAAGGACGGTGTAGCGGTCGTCATCAGTAAGAGAGTACCCACCTTCTTCGGCTTTCTTCTCTTCAATATCCGTATGGAACGCTTCTGGCTCTCCAAGGTCTACTTCTCGATAGAACCCGTTAACCTGAAGCTTGACCATCTCGTTCTTAGTCTTACGCATTACGTGAGTTACACGCTCTGCCGCTTCAATATTAGACGCTCCGTAGGGCACAATTACGTCTTCAGCAGGTATGTAGATTGCGACTTGACGCCCCAAATTGGGGTCAAAATAGACCTTTTTGAACGCTGAACCGGCCAAACCTAGGCTATAAAGCATCCTTTCATGCTCGGGGCGGTACTCAGTCATCACCTCA